CTATTTCGGAGGCGATGGCTTCACTGACGAATGATGGTCGACGATCATCCAACGCTCGCCGTCCCTGACGTAGGTAAAGCTGTATCGCGCGGGCAAGCTCTTCGTCTCACCATCCTTGACATAGGAGAAGGTGTCGTAGCCGGCATTGACCGCCGCATAGCCGTACACGCGGATCAATTGATCGCCGAAGGCGACTTTGAGACCGGGCAGAATCTTGAAGGCGGTAACGAAATAGTCTTGTAGCGCGGCACGGTCGGAGCAAGTCCGCTGGAGACGGCCTCCATGCAGCGAGAGACGCAAATCACAATGCGCAGTCAGTGCGGAAAACTGGATTGAAGCTGTGCGCCACGAGGCCGTGTGCGCGACACGAGTGAAACTACATCATCAGCGAGGCACGAACCATCAGCGACATTGACTTGGCAGGTCGCAGGAATTCGCCCCTGGAGCTGCAGGCGGCGGCGCACACGCGGTTGCGGTCGTGGAGTCCTGTTGTGGCTCCGGCTTGACCGAACCTAGGTCATTGTGCCCGGCATGAAGCAGCGGATATCGACGTCGTGGAGTACACCCGCGACGCGAACGTAGATCGGCCAAACGATGGTGCGACCGTCCCGGTTCGGCTCCTTGATGACGGCATCATCAGGAACCGCCCACCACTTGCCCTCGATGAACACACGATAGTGGCCGTCATTGGTGTCCCAATCGACATCCTTGAGGGTCATGCCATCGGCGTCGGCGCAGCATGGGCTGCGCTTGCTCTGCAGACTTTCGAACCAGGGTTTCAACGGCGAGTTGGCATAACGCCCGTCATCGCGAGCCTGCGCCAATCCGCCAGCAAGCGCGATCAACGCAGCGAGCGTGCACAGGCACGTCCTCGGCATCATTCGCTTCTCCACACCGTTCAGGGCTGCCCTGAGGGAACGAACGGCTGGCAGTCTGCTATGTTCCTGCCGGGGTTGGCGCAGACAGCGGATCGGATCACGCCGGACAATGTGCTCGTGAAAGAGAACGCCCTCAGGACCGGGCGTCAGAAGCGTGGAGGGAATGTCATAATCGCAGCTTGAGGCATCAAGCAGTTGGCTGGTCGGGGCAGCTGGATTCGAACCTACCTCAACCCATTGGAATCGTTCACTGCGATTCTGACCACCTCCCCGATCCGGTACTGACCTCTCCCTAGAGCTCCCCGCGATTCTGACAGCCAAGACCTCGGCGCCGGCAGCGGCTCCGCGCGTCCTGTTGCATCAGTTGCGTTGCGTACCCCACCCACCGAGAGCGGGAGAGCTTCATCGTGCGCGACCTCGACGAGGACGACCACCTTCCGAGCGCCGTCTACGGCTGCCTCTCCGTCCTGCTCACCGGCCTGGCGGTCACCGTCGTGATCATCGTCGGCGCCGCCTGGTGGCTCACATGAACAGTTGCGTCAGTTGCGTTGCGTTTCCCCTCCCATCAAACCCACGGAGAAACGGCCCATGACTTGGTCGAAGCGCAGCCGGCGGGCGGCTGCCAAGCGCGCGCGGATTCGCCGCGAACAATGGGACCGCCGCCGCCGGCGCAGAGCGGTCGCCGACCGCGAGTGGATGATCATGTCGACGGGAGCTCGCCCATGAGCATCACGGCCTATCCGCTCCGCTGGCCCGACGGCTGGCCCCGCGCGCAGTCCCGCAAGCAAGCCAGTTTCGGGACCAAGGGCAGAGCCGAAGGACCAAGTGGCTGGCGGCCGACGCTCGACATCACCATGGCCGAGGCCATGAAGCGGGTGACGTACGAGCTCGAGCGCCTCGGCGTGAACGTCGCCGACGACTCGATCGTCTCGACCAACCTGAAGCTCAACCTGGCCGGCCGGCCCCGCGGCGACCAGGGCGAGCCGAGCGATCCCGGCGTTGCCGTCTACTTCCAGAAGAAGAACGGCCCGATGCGCGTGCTCGCGATCGACGCCTACCACCGGGTCCGCGACAACGTGGCCGCGATCGCCGCGACGCTCGAGGCCATGCGAGCGATCGAGCGCCACGGCGGCGCGCAGATCCTCGAGCGCGCCTTCACCGGCTTCGACGCGCTGCCGGCGCCGAAGAAGTGGTGGGACATCCTCGAGGTGCGCCAGGACGCCTCGATCGACACGATCGAAGCCAACTTCCGCCGACTCGCCCGCGACCGGCATCCCGACCGCGGCGGCAGCAACGCCGCCATGGCCGAGCTCAACGAGGCCCGCGCGGCCGCACTGGAGACGAGACGATGAAAAACAAGCTGTCTGATCTCAACAATCACCTGTTCGCCCAGCTCGAGCGCCTGTCACAGGAGGATCTGACGCCAGAGCAGATCAAGGTCGAGATCGAGCGGGGCGAGGCCGTCGCGGCCATCGCAGACCAGATCGTGCGGAGCTCGGCGCTGCAGATCACGGCCGCGCGGCTGGTGGCGGAGCACGGCGACAAGGTCGCCCATCGCCTTCCCTTGCTCGAGACCAGCAAGCAGATCGAGGTCAAGCCGTCGTGAACAAGAAGTACACGGCGGCCGAGCTCGCCTTCATCAAGCGACGGCGAAAGTTGCCGCGCCGGGAGCTCCTGGTCGCATTCAAACGCAAGTTCCGGCGCCGCGACTTCACCTTGCTGAAGCTGCAGGATCTCTGCAACCGCAAGGGTTGGAGCGTCGGCTCACGGAAGGGGCGGAAGCGTGACTCGCGTCGGTACAGCAGGGCCGAGCTCACCTTCATCAGCCGCCGGCGCAAGATGCCGCGGCGCGATCTCCATGCCGCGTTCGTCGCGAAGTTCCGGCGAAAGGACGTCTCGCTCGACAACATCAGGCAGCTGTGCACGCGTAACGGCTGGGCGACCGATCCGCGCCAGCGCCGTCGGCGGGGGCTAGGCCGCACCAAGTTCAGCAAGGCCGAGCTCACGTTCATCAAGCGCCGGCAGACAATGCCCCGCCGCGAGCTCCATGCCACTTTCGTCGAGAAATTCCTGCGCGAGATCTCGCTGGAAGGTTTCAAGGCACTTTGCGACCGCCGAGGCCTGCGCACCGGCCGCACCGGACAATTCCCGAAGGGCATCGTGCCGGCGAACAAGGGCAAGAAGATGCCCTACAACGCCAGTTCGGCCCGTACGCAGTTCAAGAAGGGACATCTGGGCGGCACGGCCCTCGAGCGGCAGAAGCCGATCGGCAGCGAGAGGTTCTCGAAGGAAGGCTACCTCGAGCGCAAGATCCACAACCGACTGCCATTGCAGTCTCGATGGCGCAGCGTCCACCGGATCAATTGGGAAGCAAAGTACGGCCCGGTGCCGCGTGGCCACGTCCTCAAATGCCTCGACGGCAACAAGCTCAATACCGCTCCCTCGAATTGGGAAGCGATTTCTCGCGCCGTCTTGGCGCGGCGCAACAAGCGCTTCGCCGGCACGCAGCTTCCTCCGGAGCTCGAACCGACAGCGATCGCGATCGCCAAGCTCGACCATCAGCTGGCTGCCACGCACAAAGGCAGAGACAATGTCTAGAAGAGACAAGGCGAAATGGCGCGAGTATATGCGCGAGTATATGCGGCGCCGGCGGCGCCTCGGCCTCGACGTTCGTGACCCCGGCGCGCGCCAGGCGCCTCTCCAAAAAACCCGCGCGCCTGCCGTCTTTGCAGACTTAACCGCGGCGTTGATGGGTGATCCGCCGATCGGCCGGCGGGCACTCGACGAAAAGCGGGAGCGAGCACTATGACCGCCCTTCCCCAGCTCGAGCTCTCCGATCATCACCGCTCGCCCTTCGACGAAGCCGTGCTGATCATCGGCGGCAAAGAAGAGCACACCATCACCATCGAGTGCGAAGGCGCGCTGGATCTCGCCGACAGGCTGATCCGCTACGTCAACGCGCACGAACAGGTGCTGCAGGCCCTCACCGCCGCGATGTATGCGCTGCGGTCCTACGAATTCGGCAACGCCGCTCCGGATCTTGCCGCCGGCGTCGCCGATCAGTGCGAGTCCATCATCAAGCAAACAGGAGAGGCCGCTTGACCGATCTGCTCACCATGTTCACGCGCCACCAGGCGCTTTACGACACGATCGCGCAAAGCCACCCGTCGCTGCTCAACGGCAAGGTCTATTGCGCGCGCTGTGGCAAGGCCCGCCAGGTCGACGCCGCACGATGCCTGCGCGAGGGTTGGCCGAAGTGCTGCGGCGCGACCGTGAGCCTGGCGCCGGCGAAGGCGGACAACACATGAGCCGCCAGCACAGAGAAGCCTTTGCGCTCATGTGGTACGCCTGCGAATGTGGGCACCGCGAGCGCATCTGGAATTCGCGGGACGGCGTCACGCCGTTCGGCGGCATCCTCTGCACCAGCTGCGGCGGAAAGGGCCTCCAGCGGCGCGGCCTGACGCATGTCGACTGGCAGCTCGATGAGCCGGCGCCCGACCACAAGCTAGCCAATGGCCAGCGCTTCTTTCGGGACGGCACGGCAGACGACGCGGTGCGCATCATCGAGCGCCGCATCGCGCAAATCGCTCAGCAAGGGCGCGCGCTCCCGGCGGACGTCGCCGAGAGCCTCCGAAGGGACGCCGCGCAGCAAACCGGCGAGTGGCTGAAGGGCTGGCCCATGATCGACCGCTACGCGGAGAGGCAAGACACATGATCAAGATCCGAGCCACGGTCGGCGATCGGCCGACCATCATCATCGGATTGTCTCACGCCAACCTCGATCGACTGCGCCAGGACGATCTCCGCGGCGCGATCGTCATCAACGGCGCCGAGCTGGGGATCACCGCCGACATCTGGATCACCGCGGCTACGACCGAGGGCGCAATGATGGAGGCGTTCGGCGATCTGGTCGGCCCGGAAACCAAGGTCCGCATCGACCCGAGGCTGAAGTCATGAGTCGCCGGCGTAGGGGACAGCAACTGATGTTGCCGGTTCGCATGTATCTCGTCCGTTGCGATGGATGGGCGGATTCCGAGATCCAGGCGCAGACCGCGGCTGCTGCGAAGTACCAAGTCTACAAGCGAGCTCGCGAAGCCGGCTATTTTCGCGAAGGGTTTCGGGACTTCCTCTCGCGCGGGTTCCAGGCGAGGGAGGTGAGGCGAGCGATCACATGAGCATCCAGCAGCATCCCGACTATCACGAGGGCTTCTTCGATGCGGTTGACGGCGAGCCGCTGTTCGAAGGCGAATGCACGCCGGAATATGCCGCCGGCTGGCGCGCCTGGTGGAATTGCCGCGATATCCTGGCGAGCTTCGATGGTGGAGATCTGCCGGCGTCGACGGCCGCGATCATGCCAGCACATTTCGCCCGGAAGCTCGATGCCTGAGGAATCGACTCTCCCGTGCCGGCATGCTCTTGTCGCGGGCATGGTCGCCCCGCGTGAGCCTCTCTTCCTCCGCCGCACCGTCATCGGCGGCCAGACCGCACCCGACGACTGGCAGGTCATCTGGGACGGCCTGCCGATCGGCCGCATCCTGAAACAGCGGGGCATGCCGGCTGGCAATCCCAACTGGTCCTGGAGCATCATCCTGCACCGGCCGCAACAATCCTGGCAGCGCGGGATCTGCAGCGACCTCGAGGAGTGCAAGAGGCGCTTCCGCGTGGCCTGGTCCGCCGTGCACCCCAAGCTCACGGAAGCCGACGTCGAGGAGCTGCGCGCAGGAGAGCGCGACGTCAAGAACCGGCCCTGGAATCGCCGCAGATGACCACTCGCTGGTCCGCCCGCTTTGAGTATCCCATTGCGCTGTCGGACGGCGGCGAGCTTGTGACACTGCGCGACGCAGCGACATACCTCACCAGATTGCCGAAGGCCGAGCAGGAACATCCCGCCTGGCAGCTCGCCGCGGCCACCCTGCTCGACGCGGCCGAGGGCCGGGACTTCCTGATGCATGCGCGGATATCGGTGCTGCGCGCCCTCAACCGCGACCGGCCTGTCCCGGCCCGCGTCAGGCGCGAGGACTGGCGGGACAAATGGCGGGCGAAGCGGCCCGCAACCTCTCGTTAACGAGATTATGGAACATTTCCGGCCGCGCGCGGTCCTTTTCCCGCGTATAGCGCGCGACCAGGATCTCCGATGGCCAGCCCCGCCCGCAAAGCGAAAGCCCCCACGCGCTCAGAGCTTTGCCGGGAGCTGCTCGACATCACCTTCAAGCACCGCGAGGCCTTCGCCCGCATCGATGCGATCAAGACCGAGTTGAAGGTCCAGGCCTCGAACGACGGCAAGTTCCGCGAGACGTTCGTCGGCCTCGGTTACGTGTCGGTTTCCCCGGCCACGCCCGAGCAGGTCACCGGCGAAGCCCCCGAGCTTGTGGTCGCGGCCTGGCAGGATCTCAAACAGTCACGCCGTGATGCGCTGCTCGAGCAGGGCCTGGTCGAGATCAAGCCGACCGTGAAGGGCGCCTATCACGGCCGGGTCGACGTCAAGCTTCACGCCACCTAGGGAGCCGCACCATGATCATGCCGACCGTCGGCCGCATCGTCTGGTACCACCGCCACGTCGACGCCGGCCGCGATCCCAACGGCCAGCCGCTCGCCGCGATCCTCGCCAAGGTCATCGACGAGCGCATCATCAATCTCACCGTCTGCAACGCCGACGGCACCACCTTCCCCGCGCTGCATGTGCCTCTCCTGCAGGAGGGCGATCAGCTCGAGGATCCGAACGCGGCCTATGCCGAGTGGACGCCCTACCAGAAGGGCCAGGCCGCCAAGACCGAGCAGCTGCAGGCGACCGCGCCCGCGCAGATCAACTCGATCTACGCAGCGCTCGACCAGCTCGCCACCGGCACGCAGGCCAAGCTCGACCAGTTCGGCACCAGCAACCAAGCCAAGTTCGAAGATCTCGGCGCCTGGCTGCAGAAGACGGTCGGCGATCTCCAGAACCGCCTGGCGGCGTTGGAGAAGGCGAATGCCGCTCCGCCGGCGCCGGCCAACGTGCCGCCGATCGGCCAGAACACGGCGCAGCAGCCGGTCGGAACGTGACCGAGAAGCGGAAGACGCGCGCCGAGCTCGAGGCCGAGATCGCCCGGCTCGCGCTGAGCGAAGCGAGCTACCATGAGGCGCTCAAGGCCGCCCGGGACCAGGTCCGCGCCCATGAAATGGACGCGAAGGAAACCCGCAAGCAGGTCGACAGCCTCAAGGAACGCCTGGCGATCGCCGAGGCCGAGAACCAGCGCATGCGCGGCTACATCGAGCGCGTCCAGGAAGACGACGTCGTCCGCGAGGACCTGGTCAAGGTCGGCGACCCCGACGGCGATCACCAGCTGGTGCCGAAACGGAAACAGGCAAAGTTCTACGCGCCCAGCGCGTACGCCGAGAAGGCCACGGGGACGATGGTGACCGACTACGGCGCCTCGCCCTACGACCGCGCCAAAAGCGCGCCGCCGAAGCACTGGGTCACGTACTGATGTGCTGGTGCACCCCGACCAGACGCACGCCTTTTTGCGGCAGCATTAACTGCCATCCGCCAGGAGCTAAAATGGACAGCCTCAAAGCCTCTGATGCGGCCGCCGGCGCGCTGGCAATAGCGCCGCGCGTTACCCTCGCCGACATCGAGGGCGCGATCGCCGCGCGCTTCGATCTCGGCCCCGGGCACCTGTTCACCGCCCTCGGCGCATGGAGCACGAGCGATGGCCGCGACGGCTCGCCTCCACCGTCCGACGTCGTCGAATCTCTCAAGTGCTTCTCGGTCTGCCTCGTGGTGATGAAGAACGGCTTCACCATCATCGGCAAGAGCGCGCCGGCCTCCCGCGAGAACTTCAATGCCGAGTTCGGCAAAAAGCTCGCCTACGAGGACTGCATCCGCCAGCTCTGGCCCCTGATGGGCTTCTCGCTGCGCGACAGGCTTGTGGCGCCGTGACACGAGCCAGCATCGCCCTCACGCCTCACGAGCTGCAGAGCGGGCTCGATCGCCAGCGTCATGCCGAACTGCTGATCCTGCAGCTTCCCGCGGATCACGACGGCCGCAACACCTGGTTGCTCAACTACGGGGTCGGCCGGGAAGCCGCCATGTTGCGCGCGTGCCGACGGGTCGGCTTCGGCGTGCAGTGGAACGAGGACACCCGGGCGGCGCAAACCGTCAGCTCGTGAAAACGGAGGTCTGGATCATCCGCGGGCCCTTGCGCGGCCGCCGCGGATGGATTCGGGGCAGCCTCGATGACCGCGCGAGTCGCGGCATCACCAAGGCCCTTGTTCACGCCAGCGCCACCGTCGAGTTGCTCCCGATTGAGAACTTGCGAGTCGACCAACAGCCCGATCTATTCTCGGCGCGAGGAAGGTCGGATGATCAAGCTTGATCCCCAAATCGATTGGCCGCCAGGCCAGTCAGCGAAAGATGCTCTCGAGCCCGATATCCGCATGGTCCGATGCGTACTCGCGGGATATCTCGACTGCCCGGCCAACACGCCGAAGGCATGCATCTGCTCATCGATGAGCGCCCAGCTCTATCTTGATCGCTCGCGCGCGAAATACGGTCCCGACGAGCTATAAATGCAAAACGCCGCCGGCGCGGCCGCCGACGGCGTTGATGAGCTGATCCTGATCGGCTGATCAGTGGCCGAGCAGCTTCGCGGCGTTGGTGGCGATCGTCAGCACCACGGCGATGAGGCCAAGGCCCCCGGCGAGCCAGGCGCCGACCTTCACGACGAACCAGTTGATCGTCCTCAGCGTCTTGAAGAACTCGTACATCTCGCCGACCTGGGCGGCGATCGCGTCATGCGCGTCGGCCCGTTTCTCGAGCGCGACGATGCGTTCGCCCTGTGTCGGCGACCTGGAGGCAGTGGCGAGCTTCATCGGGATATTCCCTCTCCGGCATATTCGTCGCGCATGTCGCGCACGCAGGCGCGGCCGCCGGCGATGCGATTGTTCGCAACGATCAGCGCAGCGTCGTCCTTCATGAAGGCGACAATGGCGTCGTCCCCGAGGACCTCCGGCATCTCCACGGGCGTCAGGATCCGCTCGCAGATGTCCGGCAGCGACGCCTTGAGAGGCGCCGGCAGGTCAGCGGCCCGAAAGCTTGCGCAGCCGCAGAGCATCAGGGCCGATAGTGCACTTGCCAGCAGGAGCGCCGGACGTCTTCGCGGGCTTCGTCTTTGCATGTTTGGCGACCTCACTTTCCAGGAGTTTCTTCTGCGCCTCGAGCTGCGCCAGCTTCGGGCCGTAGCGGCCCTCGAGATCCGCCTTGATCCCGGCATCGCGCTGCTCGGCCGCGGCCGCGGCGTCGCGCTTCATCTTCTCGATCCGCGCTTCCGAGCGCGCCTTCTCCACCGTCACGCCATAGATCCCGCCGCCGAACAGCAGCGCGATTGCGGCGAGCACGGCCAGGCACGGCTTGCACTTCATCACCGCGCCCCCGATCGAGAGCGCGGTTACGATCGAATTCAGCATCTCAAACTCCTTCGTCTCTGAGCTTCGTCCAGCGCTGCCAGGCGACGTAGGCAAAGGCCCCGACGATGACGGTCGAGAGCAGGAGCCAGGGCAGCGATGCGCTGGACAGGAATGGATGCAGCAGCGTGCCGACGGCGCTCGCGTTCTCCGCGGCATCCTTCGCAGCGCTTGTCACTTCCGAGGCCGTCTGCGACGCCTGTCGCGCGACCTCCGCGGTACTGAGGACCGCGCCGACGACGCCGCCCTTGATGATCGTCGACTGGGTGATGGGCTTGCCCTGCTCCTGGGGCGCCGCGCGCGGCCGCTTCGGCGGCTCCTCCACGCCCTCGAGCGCGTCCTTCCAGCGCCGCAGCCAGACCTTGCACTCGTCGACGCCGTTGAGCTTGGACACCGGGACCCGCTTGGACCCGCCGTTGACCAGGCGCCGCACGCCGATCGCGTCATCCGCCGCGGCGGGCTCGAGACAGCCCAGCGCCACAAATTCCGTCACGGCGACCCGGAACGACGTCGCATAGTCCTCGAGCTGCTCCGGATCGTTCTCGAGATCGTGCCCGGTGAGCTCGCCGACTCGCCGGTGCGCGTCGCGGCCGGTCAGGCCGAGGTCGCCATTGCCGCGGTACCGGAAGCCGTCGCCCGGTTGCGTGTTGCCGAGCTCGCGCGCCTTTTTCGGATTACCGAGGCCATAGACCCGCTCGGCCAGGGCCTCGGGGTTGCGGACGAGCTGCTCGGCCTCCTCAGGCGTCACGCCGGCGCTGTGATGGTCGACGCCGAAGACGGCGAGGATCCGCCCCGGCGTGGTGTAGCTCATGTTCTCGCGCACGATCGTCCCGGCGCTGTTCTCGTGGCTGATCTGCGCCATGCAGTGCGCCTGCAGCTGCGGCGAATTGAGGCCGAGTTCCTGGAAGACGTGCGGGGCGACCGCGGCGATCGCCGTCACCTTCGCGCGCGGCGCGCGCGGCCACAGGCGCGCCAGGGCGGCGCCAAATGTTGCGTCGGTCATGGAAAGCCTCGCGTTGTCTCAGGCGCCGGCGAATAGCGCGCAGTTGACGATCAACAGCGGTGGCACGATGCCAAAGGCGGTACTCGTTCCGCCCTGTGCATTGCCAATGAAGGTGGACGCGCCCTGTGACGCGGTAATGCTCGCAGCCGCCGAAGCCATCGCTGCGAAGGCGCCGCCACCCCCGCCATTGTTGTTGTTATTGCCGGCGAGAGAATTGGTGTTGTGATTGATCGTGATCGCGCCATTGGTGATGGTGCCAGACGGCGTGTAGGCGGGAAGATTCGCTGTCACCAGCGTGCGGGTCTGGGTTCCGCCGGTACCGCCCAGCGTATTGCCGTCGGGTGAGACCGTGGTGCTGGTCAGCCGGCCGGCCGCCGAGCCGCCCAGGTTGTCCTTGGTCGCGCGGAATCGGCCACGCGCATCAGGAACGCCGAACGTCGTCGTTCCGTTGCCGTTGTTGTAGAGCGTATTGCCGGCGGCGATCTCTGCCTCGGCAAAATCCCACAAGTCAGGATAAGCGGTGCGGCTCAAGGTCTGACCATATGGCAAGACGCATAGCGCCGGCGCGGTCGATCCGGTCCAGTCAAAGATCTCGCCGATGTAGCGCGCGCCCTTCACGATGCCGGTGGGGCCAATCTCGACCGTCTCAGCTCCGGCGATCGCGAAGCCGATATTGCCGCTCCCCGTCTTGTACCAACCCGTGGTCTGCGCCGTGTTGAACACGAAGGCCGGCGCGCCGGCGGTACCGTCGATGCCCCTCAGCTTGCCCGTCATCGGGTTGGCGCCGTTGGCAGACAGGCGCGCGGTCAGGCCGGCGGCGATGTCCTGGAGCGGGCTGTTGTGCTGGCTCGGCTGGACGGTTTCGCCGGTTACGGCGAGATAGCCAGGTGGCAGCGAATATACGCCGTTTGCGTCTGATGGCATGGGCAGTTGTCCCCTAAAGCGAGGAAGGAAGGCGACGGATCGCGGGGAAAGGCGTTAGTGTTCGGCCAGACTGGCCGACTCGATGCAGGAGACCGCGATGGACAAGCTGACCGCGGTGGCAGCGAATAGCTTGGCGAACGCAGCGATGATTGCTGCGCTGATCAGAACGCTCAATCGAGTGCAGGTCCTGGGCGACGCCGAGGTGCACGAGCTTTATGAGTTCGCGCTGCAGCTGATCGAGGAAGGTCAGGCGGCGTCCCAGGCCTCGCAGGAGGTTTTCGAGATCGCCCGGGAGCTGATCGAGCAGCATCTTCGCGGTCGGCCGAAGCCCTAATGAAGCCGGCAACCGCCGCAAGGATTTCTCGCGCCCTCTGTTGGCTTTTCCCCATCATTGACCCCCGCGACTTGGAACAAACCCGGAATCATTATATACGCGGTCACCTCGACCCCGAGAATGCGACTCCACATGGCAGAACTGATCACGCTCGTTGGCGCTCTTGTTCCGACGTTTCTGCTTGGCAGACTGTTCGCGTGGCTGTTCCGCAAGCTCATCGCTTCCGATCCTATAGTTGCGATACTGGCAAACGTCGGATCTCTCGCCGCTGCAGCCCTCATTCTCTACCTCGGCGACAACATGTACATGATCTGGACCTACTTCACGGCGCAGGCAATTTGGCTGGTCGTCGATCTCGTCCGGCTCCGCCGCACGGCGACGGCGCAGTGAATCCCGTGGTCCTTCTTCAGCTCGCATTCGTTCTAGGTCTCGGAGCGCTCGCCGCCTTCCTCGTGGACAAGTGGGAACTGCTTATCGGCGACAAGGACACGGCGTTCCTGATCGGTTTTCCGCTGATGCTGCTCTACGGCCTCATCTACGATCTGCGGCAGGCACGACGCCGGCGGTCCAGCGCGGATCGCTCAACAGACGTGCGATAGCGCGCGCGTTGTTGCCGGTCGCCTGCGCCGAGGCGAGCAGCTCGCGGCCGATCGCGTTCACTTCCGGACCGCGCGTGGCGAGGATCTCGCCGATCTGGTTCTTGGTGCTGGCGTTGCTCGCCCCCGACATCGCCTTCAGGATCATGTTGACGGCCTTCAGCCCAAGCGACGTCGCAGTCAGGTCATGGGGGACGTTGCCGCCCTCCGCGCCGGTCATCTGGCGCGCCGCCTCGAGGCGCTGCGCGGTCTGCGCATTGTGGACGATGTACTGATAGGCCTCGCGCATGCGGCGGTTGTTCATGATCGCGTCGGCGACCTGGCGACGGGCGTCCTCGCCGAACACGGTCGCGAATTTCTGGCTGTTCCAGTCCTGGGGCGTGGCGAGCGTCCGCTCGAGCGCCAGGAGATCGTTGACCTGGGTGCCGACGACGCGGTCGAGCTCGGCGCGCGCGCCCTGGCGCATCCGGAACGGCGCCGCGGACGGGCCGACGAATGCGCTCTCGACCGCGCGCTCTGCCGGCGGACCGACCTGCAGGCCGCCGGGGATCGCCTGGCGCTGGATCTCCTCAGCGAGCTCGATGGGCCGGATCGCCTCCTTGCCGACATCGAACACCTGGCCGCCGCGCGCGAGCGCATCCGACTGGCGCGCAAGCTCCTCATAGCGTGCGTCGACCTGCTTGATGCCAGGCACGTTGCGCGCGAGCTGGGCATCGACCAGCCGCCGCGCGGCCGTGAGCTGCCCGACCACCTGGGGATTGCTGGCCTCGGCCTTCATCATGCCGTCGATCGCGTTGCGCGTGGCGAGCAGCGTATGCGGGTTGCGGTCGAGGATGTCGCTGTTCGGCAGGTTCAGCATTTCGCGAACCTGGTTGAGGGTGCGCTGGGCTGGCCCGCGCGTCTCATGGGCCATGATGTCGAGCTGGCGGGCCAGCACGCGATTGTCGACCGGCCCCACCTGTTCGAACACGGGACCATAGGCCTCGGCGACTCGGCCGCGATCGGCGGCAAGGCCGGCCTCGATATGCGACGGCGTCGGCGCGGGTCCCACCGCATTCTCGACCGCATCCGCCAGGCGCGCACCGGTGCCGGCATCGCGCTGGCGCAGCGCATTGGAGAGCAGCGTGCGGCCGGGCCCGGAGCCGGTCGCGGCGCCTTGGCCGAGCCCCAGCATGGAAGGGCCGGCGTCGACCAGCATGGCGGCGTCGCCCATCTCCGGCAGCGCGCGCAGGCCTGCCTCGTCGGCCTGCGCGGCCGCGCGCAGCAGTGCTGAGGCGCCGCGGCCGGCGCCCTCGACGCGTGGCCCGAGAAAGGCGGAGCCGGCGCGATACAAGTTGCCGGCGGCCGCGCCGAGGATCGGAAGTCCGCCGCCGATCAGCGCGCCGGTCGTCGCGCCGTGCTTGGCGTTCTCGATGTAGTCGCTGGCCTTGTCCGAGTAGGTGCTGCCCGCGCCGTGAGCGGCGCCGTAGGCGGCGCCCTCGGCGCCATAACCGAGGATACGCGGAAACAGTCCCGACCCCACCCGGCCGGCGAGCGTGACGCCGCTCTTGACCAGGCCGGCGCCGCTGGTCAATCCGCCGGCGGCCTCGGCCAGCAGCGCCACGCCGGGACTCGCCTTGCGCAAGGTCTCCGTCTCGGCACGCTGCGCCTTCACCCCTTCGTCGTAGGACTTCGCGCGGCCGGTGATCGCGTCCATGCCGCCGGCGAACTTGTCGGCCAGGCCGAACGTCGCGCCGTTGGCGGCGAGCCGGACCGCATTGTCGAGCGCGCGGCCGACATGGGCCATCTGCTCGCCATAGGGCATCTGCGCCTGCACCGGCTGCGATGACGTGACGCCAGTACCCATCGGATCGTCGATCGCGGGCGTTGGCGCCGCGGCAGGCGGCGGAAAGCTCTTCGCCATCACGCTCCTGATGACGTCGTCGCCGGTCCCCGCCGGAAACTCGACGATCGTCCCGTCGGGCGCGCCAATGCGGATCGGATCGGCCATTACTCGAGCGCTCCGGTCATCGGATTGTAGCGGCGGATCGTCGGCGCGCCTGGCGCGGCAGCAACCGCTGCCGGGGCAGCGGCGCCCGCGGCGGGCGCGGGCTTGTACTCGTCAAAAGGCCCGAACGTCGGCAGCACGTCCGCCTCATTCATCCGGTTGCGTTGCGCAATGCCGCGATACATCGAGGCATCCTGGTCGAACATGCCCTGATAGGCCGTGATGCGGCTGCGGGCTTCCTGCATGATCGCCTGCCTCAGCTCGGGCGTCAGCCGGCCGTCGCCCGTCATCTGGCTCTTGATGGCGGCCTGGAGCTGCTGCGGCATCGTCGCGATCGCCTGCGCGATGCTCATCTCGCTTTCTCGCACCACCGATCCGGGATCCATGATCTTCGCCATGCCGTAGATCATGTTGACGTCGGCGGCCCTGTTGTCGCGGCCGGCGGCATCGAGCATCGATTTATAGACGGGCGCTGCCTGGGCGACGTTCTTGTAGGACGGCAGGCCCTGGATCTCGTTGCGCAGCTTCGACGTCGACTCTCCGGAGGCAGGCATGCCCTCCTCCGCGGCGCGCTTGGATTGCGCCTCGCGCCAGACCTTCGGATCGACGCCCGCCGGCGGCGGTGGAATGGTCGAGGGCTGCGCCGGCTGCGCGGCGGCCGGCTTGTATTCCTCGACCTTGCGGCCGGTGGCGTCGACGAACCCCATGACGTCCTGGCCGGTGACGGGATCGGTGCCCACTTTCGCGAAGCTCGGCTTGGTCGCTGCGGTGTAGACCGGCACCGGCGAGCCGCCGCGCGGATCCATGCGCAGGATCGTGCCATCGGGCGTCGTCTGGTAGCTGTACTCCTGTGGCTTCAGCTGGGAGACAGCGAGCTGCGCCAGGCCGGGCGGCAGATAGGGATTGGCGAGCGCTCCCATGATGCGCGCGACGTCAGGCCGCGCAAGCGGGCTCGCGCTGGCCGCCGGCATCGCCGCGGCCACCGCCTGCACACCAGGCGAAGCCGATGCGCTCGGCGCAAACGCCGTGGCGCGGACCGGCGCATCGTCGGGCGAATTGAACACGTGGCCGCCGATGGTGACGCTCTCGCCCCCCGACCAGGACGGCGGGCGGCGCCCCAGGGCGGCCTGCGTCCCCGGCGAGTAGAAGTGCGTCATGCCCTCGGTCGGATCCTGCGGAGCGTTACCGCCCTCGCCATAGGCCGCCGCGATCGCGCGCTCGGCGGCGGCCCGCTGCGCCGGGTCGGCATAGGCCCGCTCCATGCGGGCGCGGCCCTCGGCGGTATTCCAGGGTTCGAACTGGTTCTTGGCCAGAACGACGCCCGACGGCGTGTCTCCGCCATAGCCGCCATCGACGGCGCGGGTGCGGATCACCGAGGCAACCGCGTTCTGGCCCAGCGCCGGCTCGTTGGCCGACTCGCCCAGGATCGTCATCGCCATTCGCTTGCGATCATCGCCCGAGGGCGGGTCCAGCGGGCTCGGCTCGTCGTTCGCGTAGATCTTGCCGGTGGTGTCGGCCGCGGGCGGCACCGGCGCGCCGGCAGCCGCGGGCGCGGGCGATGGCCCGGGCGCCGGAACGGCCCCAGACGGGCTTGCGGCGGCCACCGGGAGGCCTCCCGCCGGCCCGCCCCCGAGTGCCGCCACGAGCTGGCCGATCGCTGCAGTCCGCGCGGCGGCCTCCTGCTCCTCGGCCTGGCGGCCTTGGTAGGCGCCGAGGATCGCCTTGGCCATCCGGTCGACCCCCTGCCAGGGTGACCTGATCGGGCTCGAATCCATTCCCTGCGCCAGCATGGCGTCGGCGACCTTGCGTCGCGCCGAGATCTGGCCGGGCGTCAGCTGCTCGCCGGCGGCGCCCCAGATGAAGGGCATATCGCTCTGTGCCATCAGACGCCCCCGAGCTGCGCGTAATCGACCATCTTGAAGCCGCTGCGATCGATCGCGACGGCCCAGGGCGCCACCTGCTCGACCTCGTCCGCCATGACGCCGCGCTCGCGCCGGCCAAGGATCGTGTACTCGTAGACCGGCAGGCCATTTGGCAACGTGCCGACGCGCACCACGTCGGTTTTCAGGCGGCGATCGCTGAACATCAGGATCGGCGCCGTCGACTTCATGGCGTTGATGCCGGCGGCGCCGAGCGTGCCGCCGAGGCCGAACAGGCCGCCCATCGTGGCGCTGTTGTTGGCGAGCTGCGAATTGTACTGCTGCATTTGAGCGTTGTAGTTGTTGTTCACGAGGCCGGTGTAGTCGACGCCGGCGACGTTGGTGGTCGGCGTCGACGTGTAACCCGGCTGCGAGACCTGCGAGCCGGACAGCAGCGCCGAGATCTCGTTGATCGGCTGGTTGCGCTCGGTGAGCGCCTCCTGGGCGCCCTGTCCGCGCGCGGACACGTAGAGCTGGTTGTAGGCATCGTTCTTGCCCTGCTGGAATTGCGTCATCTCTGCATTCCAAGCCGCCGAGCCAGGCTGAATGCCCTGGTTGGTCAGCCGCGTCCGCAGCGCGTCCTCGTCCCGCGCGAACTGCGGATCGAGCCTGGCCGCACCAAGCTTGGCGATCTTGTCCTCGGTCGCGGTGCTGAGATCGAGGTTGGTGCCCAAGAGCGAGCCGATCTTGGCGGACTGATCGACGCCGATCTGGCCGAGATTGGTCTTGGTTTTGTTGGTCAGGTCGAGCAGCGCCTGCTGCTCGGGCGTCAGCGACTGGGTCGCCGTGAACTTCGGCACCGTGTAGGTCTGGCCGTCGGCGCCGGTAAAGGTGCTGGTCCCGGTCTGATCATATTTCAGCGTGCCGTACGGCGTGACCTGGTCGGTCTGGTTGAGAAGCTGCTGGGTGATCGCCGTGTTGGTGTTCATGTTGCCCTGCGCGGTCGCAGTGGCAACAGGATCCGGCGCAGCGGGCGGCGTGGGATCATTCATCGGAACTTCCAGTCCTCTTTGAGGATGCCGAGCTCGATACCGTGCCGGCCCCTCCCGAAGTGATTGCGTTTCCGGCCTTCGGTTTGAGCGCCAAGCCGCTTTGCGTAGTCGACCACCTTTTCCTGCTCCGTCGTGATCGACATACGGAGACAGCCGAGCTGATCGAAAACATACCTGCCGACCGCGCGCAGAAAGGCGCGGTCGAAGCCCTCGCCGGCGACGGTCACGTGCACGTCGTTGCGGGTGAAGTTGTTGAAGACGACGCCGCCGATGATCTCGCCGTCGCGCTCGATGCCCATCGCCGTGAAGGGCGGGCAGATGATCGTGCTGCAGCGCTCGCCGACGAAGCGCGCCACGCAATCGTCGATGACGATCGCGCTCACGAGACGAGCTCGCCCTGCTCATAGGTCATATCGACCTGCACGAGCTCGACGGTGGGCGCGACGATGCTGCCGCTCGTGATCTGCACGGCTGGTGCAACCGAATAGCCGCTGCCGCCGACCGACTGCCAATCCTTGAACACGGACAGCGATATCGCTCCACCCCAAGCGCTGACGCCCCAGATGGCCGCGCCCCATACGCTGCCGACCGGCAGCCCCGCATCGTTCGGCGCCGCCGGCAGCGACAGCACGTAATCGGCCTGCAGCGAGAGCTGCGGCAGCAGGGATGCTGCGGCGCGCAGCACCGCGCGCATCAGCAGACAGGTCTTGAGCGAGGCGGAGGCCTTGAGCGGATCGAACAGCCATACACAGGTCGCGGTGTATGGCGTGCCCTGGTCGGCGCCGGTGACCTCCGCCTCGATGATCTTGCCGTCGCTCGAGCCGAAGAGCATGCGCTCGCCGAACAGCTGCAGGCAGCGACCATCCCAGCCGACGGCGCGTCCCCAGCCGCCGGTTCGCGCATTGGCTGCGAACATCACCGGCTGATCGCCGACGGCGCTTGCCGCCGGCGCGACCAGCACCAGCTGCTTGGTCGGCCAAACCTCGCAGGACCAGCCCGTCGAGAAGCGATCGGCGACCGCCTCGTTCCAGCCGGTCTCGATCTTGTAGGAGATCGCCGCCGGCGACAGCGCCGCGAAGTCGCGCTGCACCGCCTGCGACAGCGGGACGAAGCCGATATCGGTCGCGATGACGAGATCGCCGCCGGCACTGATGTGGGCCTTCGGCCCGAGCGGCCGGCCGATGCGGTAGACGCCGACCTTCGACCAGGTCGCCGCCGTTGACGGATCCGTGCCCTGATAGACTGCGGCTTCGCCCTCCGTCGTGACGAACACGCAAAATTCGGTCAGTCCGTTGCCGGTCTCGATCGACCAGGTCGCGCCGAACAGCAGCGAGCCGCCGCGGTGGAAGACGCCGCCGAGCGGCAGCACCACGGCGGTGCCGCCAATCGCGTCGGCCGGCAAGTACCAGGCATTGAGGCTGTCCTTCTGGACCAGGAAGATCCGGCGCTGGTGCACCCAGACATGCGAGAGGCTCGAGGGCGTCAGCCCGCTGCCTGTGATCGCCGGCGACGTCGACCAGGCTGACCCGTCGAACACTTGCGGCGTGTCGGCGCCGTTCACGGCGCGGATAAAGATGCCGCCGGGGCTCTCGAATTGCACCGCCGACCAGGCCGCGCTCGTCAGGCTGCCGACGTCGGGCGAGGCAACGGCGCCGCCGGCCGTCGCATCATAGATCCCGGTCTCAGTCGCGGCGAAGAGCTTGCGGTTGTTGCCGTTCACATAGGCGAACATCGCGCCGACGTCTTCATCACCGGCGCCGAGGGTCGCAAAGACCTGCGAACCACCGCGCATCCGCACGCCGGTCGCGGTCGGAAACCAGTTGTCCAAAATATAGGCGCCGTTGACGCGCGAGCCGTCCGGCAGCCGTGCGCCAGGCGTTGCCAGCGCCTGGTTCTTGATCCAGCCGCCCACCGGCGCCGGGAAGGTCGCAGGCTTCTGCGTCTCGGGCGTCGGCGAAGAGGCACGCGCAGGCCTGCGCAGCTGTGCGGGGCGGCGCATCACGGACCCAGAATGCCGGGATAGGCGATCGACACGTCGCCGCGGACACGCTGCGGGCCCACGACGATGGTCCGCGTGCCCTTGTCCTTGGAGACTTCCTCGGCGAGCGCGATCTCGTAGTTCGCCATATGCTCGGAATATTCCTGCCCCTTCGTCATTCGCCAGCGCCACATGAGCGCGAGCTTCAGCAACCGTTCGGAAAGCACGAACGCATCGCCGTCACCGGTGAACTTGGTCTTGCTGCCCGCGGCGCCGTCGGAGGTGCCCACGATCTTGTTCGAAATATAGTAGTGCCGCGCGGTCTCGCCGGCCGGCATGGCTGCGAAGATCTGCAGCTTGCCGCCGAGCAGGATCCACACCCCGGGCGTGCCCGAGATGTTGGTATCCTGCAGATACAGCCATTCGTCCTCGTCACGCGCGCGCCGATAGGCCGCGTTCTTCCAGGTCGAAGAGTGCAGCTTGCCGCCGTCCTTGAGCATCCGGCCATAGTCGTCCGGCAGGTCGAAGGCGATCGTCACGCCGTCGCCGGCATATGACTTCAGGAGCTTCAGCTTCTGCCAGTCGTAATACTCGACAATGGCCGCGGCCGCCTCGTTGGCCAGCGCGCCGAGCTCGAGACCGAACTGGTCGGTCCCGAACAGGCTCGCCGGCTTGCGGCCGAGCAGCAGGATGGCGGCATCCTGGGCCGCGGCGAGGACCGTCATGCGGCTTCCCTGCTGGCGATCTCGGTTGCGAGCTCAATCAGCCGCGCACGCCCCGTATTTGCCGGTGGCGCCTTGCTGGTCTCGGCCTTGATGAAATCACGCAGCTCCTGGTCAGAGCAGTCGGCGAGATCCTTCTCGGTCTTGCCGTCACCGGCGCCAGCGCCACCCTCGCCCTCCTCGTCTTCGCCAATCGGCGCGATCGGCGCCGGCCGGGTGGCCGCCAGGCGGGCGTTCTCCTCCATCAGCATCTGGACCGTTTCGGTGAGCTTGGCGAGCTGGGCGGCCATGCCCGTCACGTCGGCGCTGCCGGCGGCCTTGGCGAGGTAGGCCGAGGCCTGGTTCTTCCATTCGCGGCCGCCCATGCCGAGCGACTTGAGGTTCGGGCCATCGAGCGCGGCCAGCGCCTCGATCGAGTGAATGTTGAGCGCGCGCAGCTCGCGACGCTTGGCCTCGGTCAGGAACGGCGCCTCCGCCAATGGCGTGCCGGCAACGGTCTGCTGCTCCTGGGCTCTGAACTTGCGATACTGCTCCGCATGCGACTCGGCATAGGAGATTGGATGGCCGGCCTCGCGGCTTGCATTGGGGTCGGTCTCGAGCGCGGGAAACACGCACACGCGCCTGGCGTCGCCGGCGAACTGGAATTTGATCATGTCGACATCGTCGAAGATCGGCCGGCCGGCACGTTCGGATTTCGGCTGATTGATGACGGCTTCGGAATAGAAGCTGACGACGACGAGATTTTCGTTCTTGGCCTGGGCCATGGGACTGTTCCTGTCTGAGAGGGTGCGGAAGGTGAAAGGTTGGCCGCCGCGGCCGGGGGCGTACCGCGGCGGCCGGGACGGGCGCGTGCCGGTTAGGCCGCGACCGCGTCGTCGACGAAGGGCCGGTCGATCTCGATCTCAGCGAGGCCTGCCGCGGGCGTGCCATCGGCCGAGGCGAACTTCGCATTCTTGACGCGATCGCCAGCGACCACCGCATCGTCCAGCGTGCCGGCGGATGCAGTCGAATAAACGTTGCCGTTGTCGGCGACCGTGCCGGCCTTGACCACGCCCTTGCCCTTGATCTGATACCAGCCGAACAGGTTGGCCACGCTCGCGGCCATCGCGATCGCGACCGACCCGATATCGTTCGCCGCAAGCAGCGACGTCGTCCAGTCGTCGGGGTTGTACAGCACGGCCGAGCCGCGGACGGTGTTGGCGGCTCCCTGGAGATAGATGAACTCCCCGACGCCGTAGTCCGGATCCACGGCCTTGACGACGTCGCCGAGCTTCCACGGCGAGCTGCGACCGGCAGCGTTCGACGCTGCCAGGGCAGAAGCGATCGGCGGGCAGCCGAGCTGAGGGTTGATGATGACGAAAGCCATCTGCGCTTACTCCTGTTGATTGAGAATGGCATTGCGCCCGCCGCGGCCGAGGCCGGCGGCGGCGGGTCTCACGCGTCAGGCTGTGTCAGGCAGACGGGTTCGAGTCGTAGAACTTCCACTGGAACAGCGGATTGGTCATGGTGAGCTCGCCCATGAAGCCGATGTACTGGACCACCGCGTCCTGGTTGATCGGCATCATCGAGCGGCCGATCTTGTCGAAGTTGCGTTCCGGGTGATACCGCATCCGGAGGTTCTTCGTATCGATGCCGTAGGTGGTGTTCGCCGGCATGTTCGACCCGATCCCGCCGTCCTGGACGATGGTGGCGGAGCGGCCGGCGCCGAAATACTTCAACGTCTGGAAGCCCAGCTTGCCGAGATCGGTCTCGTCATTCACGCGCTGGATCGCGACCGTCGCGGCATCATAGGCGCCATAGTGCTCGCCCGACATCAGCATGAGGTTGGCCGCCTGCTTGCCGCGCGACCGTTTGGTCATGATCTTGTTGAGGAACGGCCGGATCGTGGTCGCCGTCACCTGCGTGCCGATCGTGGTGTCGTAGGAGTTGGCATCGAACGCCGAGGTCTGCCAGATCGCATTCGAGCGGGCGATGCCGCCATAGGATCCGGAGCTGACCGCGGTCGGGACCGCAAGCTGCAGGCCGCCGAGCTCCTTGCCGCCAAAGCGGGTGCCGTTGCCATGCAGCGAGATATCCATCTCGTCGTTGAGCTCGTTCTCCGCCGCCTGGATGTGGGTCTCCATCACGTCCTCGAGCTGGTTGGTGCCCGAGTTGTTGAGGATCTCCTCGTTCGACAACGTCACCGCGACCGCCACCATCTTCGGGCGGTACTCGGCGTCGTTGAACAGCTCGGTCGGCGCCGAATTGAGGAAGTCATAGCCGTTGTACCAGACGGCCGAGCCGGTCTTGTTGTAGAGCAGCCGCTCACGGATGATTGGACCCGAATAGGGCTGCCACAGATCCTGCTTCCGCAACACGGCGAGCAGCGCGTTGGAGTTGGACACCAGATCCTGGTAGCCGGCCGAGCGGTCCTCGAGCGCGAGCGACAGGATCTCCTGGTTCTTTTCGACGGTAGTCAGCTGCGGAGCCATGAAGCCCCTCCTCTATGAGCTTTGGATGTGCGTCAGCCTGCGCGCGCCGCAGCGCGTCTCAGGGCTTCGCGGATGGAGTTGGATCGCGGTCGCGCTGCCGGTTCTGAGCCGGGACCAGGTGCGCCCTTGATGGACTTGCTGCCCTTATCGGTCTGAGCGGTAAGGTCGGGGGCCGCGGCGGATGAGGCCGCGGGCTTGACGTCTTCGGCCGGCTTGGCCGGCTTCGCGAGCGCGGCCAGTGCGGGATGCTTCTGCAGCACCGCCTCATAGGCCGCGTCGAGATTGGCGGCGCCCGCCTGCAGCTCCACTGCAATGTGCGGGGCAATCAATTCGAAATGCGGCTTGTCGGCCGCCCAGTCCGTGATCTGCTGCTCGAGCGAGGTCCGGTGCTGCTGCTGCATGTTCTGCGCAACGCCGCCGACCGCCTGCTGGAGCTGTGCCACCGTTTGCCGCAGCTCGCGGATCGTGTTGTCCGACTGCGCCCGCTCCTGGTCCGGCGTGCGGCCGAGCACCATCTCGGCGACCTGGCGCAGCGACACGCCGATGTTATTGCAGACCTCCTCGAGCCCGCGCAGCGGAGCCTGCCGCAGCAGGCCCTCCATCTTCGTGTAGCGGTCGAGCGCGATCTCGAGCGTGGTCCCGCCCCGCTCCGCCATGTCGTGGAAACGACGAACCTTCTCGTAGGCCTCGGCGCCGGCGCGGTGCTTCTCGATGCCCGCGGTCATCTCGCGATGCATGCGGTCGACCTCGGCCTTGACCGGCTCTGGAGCCGTGTCCCAGACGGCCTTGGCATCGTTGCTGAAGCGATCAGGCGCAGCCACCGTGCGCTTGGCCGCCGGCGCCGGCAGCTCGGCCGCGGCTGGCTTCTCCTGCGCGCCGGGCTTTAGCGGGGCCTGGCCCTTGTCGGCCGCCGCAGCCGCCGGATCCTTCGGCGCGAACTTCCCCGATGCCGGGTCGCGCTCGAGCGCGGCGCCCTTCGCCGGATCCTTGACATCGCCCGCGGCCGGCGCGGCCTTGGCCGCTTCGTTCGCCTCCACCTTCTCCCTGGCCGCGCGCAGCGCCTCGCGCGTGCTCGGGATCTTGGCCGGCTGCTCGATCGGTGCCTCCTTGAGCGGCTGCACCTGTTCGGAAAGCGGCGCCGGCGGCGTCGCAACAGCTTCGATCGGTGCGGAGGGTTGAACGGGCGCAGCGGCAGCTGCCGCCGCAACAGCGTCGGGCATGGGAATCGTCCTGTCTGAGAGGGTGCTCGTGGAGCGGCCTTCCACCGCCTCGTCGGGTATCAGCCCCCGCTGGCATTCGTCGGGCTATCTGCCCTTGTAGATGTTGCGCTCGCCGCGCTCGAAACGGGCCTTCGCCTTGGCGACCGCGTCCTTGACTTCCTTCCGGCCGACCCTCGGCTTGACGAACGGCCGCAGCCGCGCCGGATCGTTGCCGACCTCGATCACGCCGGCCTGCCGATAGTGCGCCCGGATCGCCGACTTGGAGTCGTACATCCTGCCGTCGACTTGGCTCTGCACCGGCTCCATGATGTCGGATGCGAGGCGCGGGCAAGGCAGATCCGAGCGCGCCGGCGCACGCCGCTCGCGCTTCGCTGGCAGCACGATCTCCTTCGAAAAATCAATCAAGTGGAAGTTGTCGCTATACGCGGACATCTGCATCTCACGAACTAGAACGGCCTGGTGAAGAGGCAGGGATTGACGACGATCAACCCCTTGGCGGTGTCGCCGGCGTAACCGTCCCCGGGCTCGCTTCCCGATGTCGATAGCCCGATCGCGGCGTAGAGGCCGGCAGCCGCCGGATTGGTCAGGAACTCCGCCTGCACGCGGTGCAGCCCGTTCCCGAGCGGATAGATGCTGAAGAACTGGTTCCGGAATGACCCGCTGATGTCGCCGAGCGCTCCCGTGGTGAGGTTGAGGAAGCGCTGCGCGCGCCCCGAAAGCGCGCCATCGTAGCAGGTCAGCTTCGCCCAATCGCGACCGACCAGCTTCGCATCGAAGCGCAGCGAGCAGCGCGTCGGCGTCGCCGCGATGCTCGGTATGTTCTGGTAGCACCAGTGATAGTCGGTCGCCGCCGTCTCCAGCATCTGCTGGCCGATCGCCGCCGGAGTGGGCGCGCCGAGCGCATTTTTGATCCACGCCACATTGCTGAAGTCGCCCGCCGAAACGAACAGGTTGGTGCGGCCGGCGGCCTCCGGACTGCCAAAGATATTCGCTGCCACGGCGTAGAACTTCGTGCCGGGAACACCGCCACCATTGCGATAGTGCTCGAATGTCAGACAATGATTGGTGCGCGTGGCCGCCGCGGCCGACGTCACCGGCCCTATCTCACTGCCATAGCGCGACGTCGGGATCCTCAGATAGATGTCGTTGCCGTCGCGGCGCCAGCCGGCGCGCCCCTTCTGGCCAAATGGCATGGCATCAAAGGTCCCGCTCGCCTCTGTCGTGATGTGGACGACGTCGGACTCGTCCTGACTGAGATATTGGACGGCCCACGATCCAGCGCCGAAGACAACATGAAGCGAAGAGGCGCCGACGCCCGCCTGCGACGCACCCGCCGACGCGATCAGCGCCGCGATGTCATCACCATCAGAGTACGAGACGTCGGCGTAGATCGACTCGATGTCCTCGGAGAGCTCGATGGCATTATAGGTCGCCGACTCCGTGGTGACGATCAGTGCGCCATTGCTGACCGTCGCCGGTCCAGCGCCGTCATAGCCGAGCACGAGCTTCTGCCCCGTCGCGAAATCGCCCGGCACGCCATCAGCCATCCTGGTGAAGTCGATCCACGCGTCGCCACGCAGCGCGCCGCCGCCGATGATCGGGATGCCGCCGCGGTCGACGAACGTCACAGCTGTGCCGAATCCGTTGGCTGCCTCCTCCACCGGTGTGCCCAGACCATTGGCGGCCTCGGTAACCGGCAGCCCGCCGACCGGGACGGTGACAATTGGCCAGGCCATCGGCTACAGCCCGCTCGCCGTTTTGATGACCCTGGCGAGCTCCGGTGCCCACATGCTCCGCGCAAGCAGGTGTGCGGAGAACGCGCCGGCATTGATCTGGCGCGCGAGCTCGGTGGCCTGCATGCCCGGGATTCCCACGGCCATCAGCTTGTTGACGTCGCCTCCGGAGGGCGCGCCGGCGGCCATCTGGCGCGCGATCTCGATTGCCTGGGGATAGGACAGGCCTGCGCCTGCGAGCGTATCGGCTGTCGACATTGCCATCAGGCGAGCTCCTTGGTTGGGGCCTTCGCGGCCCGGGCAGCCGCGGCGTCCGCAGTGCGGATTGAATTCTCGGTCAAGCGACGCTGGTCTGCTCGATCTTCTTGTTGAGCAGGTCGATCTCGAGCGCGCCCTTCGCGATCTCCTGATCGTGCTTGGCCTGCATCAGCTCGATCTGCTTGTTGGTCAGCGCGATCTTGCCGTCTCGATCGACCTGCCGATCGGCCGAAGCATCGAACGCCTCCCGGGCCCGGATCTTGCGGTCCTGCTCGGCGTCGGCCGCTCTGCTCTCGGCCTCGAGCTGCTTCGCCCGCGCCTCCGCGGCGGTCCGCAGCGCGCCAGCCTGGCGTTCGGCATTCTTGGCCGCGGACGTCTCGGCATCGGTCTTGGCCTTCGCAGCCTTCGCGTCCGCATCAGCCTTGGCCTTGAGCGCCTCGGGGCTCGGCGGCTTGGGCTGGGCCGCCATCTGGACGAGCTTGTCGGCGAATTCGTCGATGACGGCCTCGAGCTGCCGGCCGGCGCGGAACTGGCTGGCGACGAATTTGAGCGTCTCCGCCGCGAGCGGCGCCGCCTCGGGCACCGTTTGCACCAGTGGCAGCGTCTCCTTCATGAAGCCGCCGACCGCGGTCACGAACTCGGTGGCGCGCTGCTTCTGCGCGTTCTCGTCGGGGGCGATCGTCGAGTCGGTCTCGATGTCGAGCACGAATGGGCGCAGCCGCTGCTCGCGCAAGAGCCCCATCACCTTCTCGATCGTCGGGACCTGCTTGAGCTTCGCGACCTGCGCCTGCAGCCCGGCGGCCTGCTGCTGGATCTGGCCGATGATCTGCTGCGCCTGCTGCGGATTGGCCCGGGCAAGCTGCAGGACCTCCGGATCGCGCTGCGCGGTCCGGAGCTCGGCCTGCAGGCCGGCGAGTTCGCGCGCGAGCGGCGCCATCTGCTCGGCGATCTGGGCATCCGTCGCAATCTCGAGCTGCGACATGTCGAGCAGCGTCTTCGCCTGGAAGTTCTCCGCCATGATTTCGGCCGCGATGCGCACGATGTCGCGCGCCATGCGCACCATCTCGTCGCGCCGGTCCTTGATCCGGACCGAGCCATATTCGCTCTTGAGCTGCTGGGCGCCGAGCGTCTCGCTCGCCTCCGTCTGGCCGCGCATGATGTCGGAGAGGCCGGTGATCTGGTAGACGTCCTCCATCAGCTCCTTACGCAGGGCGACCAGTTCCTTGATTGTCGAAGCGACCTGGTCGATCGGCAGCCAGACGATCATGTCCTTGACGCCGCCACTGCCGACCATCGCCCAGTTGGCGATGCCGACCAGGAGCTTGTTGTTTGTCGTCGACGTCAAAGCCGCCTCGATCGCGTCGCCGATGTCGCCCGCGCCCGACGGATAGAAGCCCCTCACCTGCAGGGCGTCGGACAACGCGCCGATGCGCGCCGTGAGCTCGTTGATCTCCTCGAGCTGGTCCTTGTAGAACAGGAAGTCCGGCACCGGGATCAGCGTGCGGCGCTGCACCGTCGAATAGGCCGGCCGCGGGCAAGGGAAGAAGCCTCGAGCTTGAGGTGCGGCTCGCCCTCGTCGAGCACCAGGTCGCAGCCCTCGGCGACCCAGACCACCCTGTTCTGCGACTTCGACCAGATCTCCCAGACGCCGGCCTTCCGCTTGCCGTCGTCGGCGTCCTCGGCGTCCTTTCGCTTGGAGAACGTCGCCTTCTTGTAGGCATCGCCCGACGTCTTCCTAAAGCGGGCGCGCATCTCCGGCCTGGTCAGCCAGGCCCGGGAAGCGACCCAGTCGACGTCCTTCCACTTGCGCTGCGGATCGTGCAGGAAGTCGCGCCTGTCCTTGTGGTCGACGCAAACCGTCTCCTTGAACTCGCGGCCCTTCCCGCTCGCCTCGTAGCGCAGCCAGGCCGCGCCACGGGCGCTGATCGTCAGATCGTCGCGAACCAGTCGCATGACCTGGTCAATGTCCTCGAGCTCGAACGAAACGATCGTCGAGCGCTCGAGCAGCTCAGAGGCGACGCGCGGCACGGCGCGGCGATCGCGGAAGCGCGGCACCACCACCGGCACCGGCGGCCGCGAATAGATCGACGGGCCCAGCACCGAGACGTTGGCCCAGAACAGCTGGAATTGCCGGTCGCGCGCAACGTTTGCGAGTCGCTCGAGCTCGGCATACTGCTTATCGATGTTGTCGCATTTGGCCTGATAGGTCTCGAACACGCGCTCGGCGTCGTCGAGCATCTTGAGCCACGCCTTCGACGATCGGCCCGCCGGCGAGGCCGCGGCCTCCTCGCCACTCTCGCCGTCCGGCAGCTGGTCGTTCTCGAAACGCTCGGCCATCAGGTCAACGCCTCAAAATGGAAGCCGCGACGGAACACGAAGACGCACCAACCGCCAGCGGCCGAGCGATAGATCCAGAGCAGTTTGCGCCAGGGCAGCTTCATGCTCGCCGCCCGCTGGGGCCGCCCCAAAGCAAGAACAGCGCGATCGCGCGGGGCAGCGGTTCGCCGGCCTTCGGCAGGTGGCCATCGTGGAATTCGAAATCTTCGGGCAACGGCGGCTGGCCGCGCACCAGGTCGCGCTGAACCGTCGCTACCAGCTTGCCGGCCTCGTCGTAGATCTTGTCCCCGGGCTTTGCGAAACCGATCATACTCGGATCCTCACTCCACTCGACGCCACCGGCGGCAGCGGCAGGGGCACCTGGCCCGGGCCAGGCTTCGGCTTCTCGTCCTCGGGCGGCTTGCGCACCCACGGCCGCGACATGCAGCCGTATCGGACCATGTCGGCCGCATGATCCTCGGCTGTCGTGTCGAGATCTTCAGGCCGGTCCTCGTCGTGCTGCAGGGCCGGCACCGTCCGGACCGTGTGGACGCAGGTCTCGAAGAACACGAGCATCGGGAGCTCGTCCTCGTTGCCGAGGAGCCGCCCGCGGACCTGATCCCAGCCGCCCATCGCCCCGCGCTGGGACACGCGAGCGTTGTCAGCCTCGGTGAAAGTGACGCCCTTGCCTTCCGCCTGCATCATTTCCGCGATCGACGGGCCGCCGTTGTGCGCGAACGCTGCAGGATCGAGCTTGCCGTACGCGATCTTGTCGCCCTGCTCGAGGAGACGGATCTTCTTGCCGACCTCGGCTGCCGGCATCTTCAGGCCGACATCCGGTTTGAACTTGCCCTGACTGTCGGTTTTGACGCCGTAGTACTCGCGGTACATCACCAGGCAGCCGCGCGGCAGCACGCGGCCATCAGGCGTCAGGAAATCGTCGTCAACGACGGCGAACCAGCCGAACGCGAAGGGCTTCGCCGATCCCCAGTCGCCCGCCCGGAAGCGAAGCCACCGCTCCGGCACCTTGAACGGCTTGCAGACATGCTTGCGCTTGCTGAAGCAGTCGAAGAAGGCGCCCTCGATGATGTCCCAGTCGCCGTGGCGCATCGCCTTGACCAGGCTCTCCGATCCCAGGCCGAGCAGCCGGTTTTCGTAGCCGGGATCCTGCTCGGCCATCGAGGGATTGTCCTCGAGGATCGCAGGAATGAACTGGCGGAGCATGCCGCCTTCATCGTTGGCGGCGCGATATGCCATTAAGGGAATGGCGCCGTCGATGAACGTGGTCTTGACGAACTGGTGGCCGATGCCGCCCGGGTTAGCTCCGCACAGGATACGCGGGAAGCGCCCTTCGTACTCCTTCGGGACCGTGATGCCGACCATCCGCACGCGGTTGCGCAGGAAGCGGTAAATCTTCTCCGTGAAGTGCGTCAGCTCGTCGATGATCAGCACGTGGATCTCGGCGCCCTGATATTTGAACCGGTGCGCCTCGTCCTTGCAGTGGCAGAGATAGATCTTCGAGCCGTTCCAGAACCTGATCTGGTCCTCAATGATGTCGCAGAAGCCGCAAGCGACCCAGCCGGCCAGCAGCGCCCGAAAGCCGTTCGGGCCCTCCATGTGGTTCTTGATCAAATCGTCGCGCAGGCGCCGAAACAGGTAGACCTGCAGGCCCGGGATCATCGAGCACCAGATGATCGCAGCAACGCGCATCAGGTGCGACTTGCCGCCGCCGGCGGCGCCGCCGTAGAGGATCTCAGTCGCTGGCGAGTCGAAAGCGAACTGCTGCTTGGGATGCAGCTCGAGGTTCAGCTCGGCGTCAGCCGGAAGCGCGACGGCCATTCAGATTGATGACCGGCACCAGCTCGACCTTGCCCTTGTGATCGTGCTCGTGCTTGTGCTTCTCCTCGAACATGCCCAGGTGCCGGCCGATATCGACTAGCGCGGCACGCTTGTCGTGGAGCTTGAACGTCACCTTGCGGACCTCGCGGCCGCGGCGCCGGCGGAGCTCTCCGCCATGGCCTTGCGGCTCGGCCTCGTCATCGGCGCCGCCGCGAGCGTCGATGAAATCCTCCACCGTGAACGACGCGATCGCGGCAGCCTGCACGCGCGTGATGTCGGACAGGTCGATGTATGGCTCGCCCTCCTCCGTCACCCGGGCGTAGTCCAGCATGTTGGCGAAACCGATCTTGGCGAGCTCCTCGAGCACCTGCTCGGTGGTGATGACGGCGCGCTCGACCACCTTCTCCGTCACGCGGCTGTCGAGAAGACGCAGTCGCCTCGCGAAGTCAGCATTCTTGAGCAAACGGCTGAAGCCGGTCCTGGCCGCGGCCTCTGAAGAGCGCGGATAAACAACGAGATAGGCCTTGAAGCCAACGCGCTGCGCATCCGCGATGTAGGTCTGCAAAACCGCCTCGTGCTTGGCGTTCTTGAGCGGCTTTTCAGCATTTTTAGCAGAGGTCGACATGCGGTCCCGCGTGGTCTGAGCACGCGCTCCCTCGCCGCCGGCAGCGGCACTTTCGGAAAATCAGCCAGAAATGGTCTCGCGCAGCGTGTCCAGCGCATGCTGCACAGCCGGATCCACCGGCGTGTCGTCCAAGATCTCGTAGCCCGCGACGACGAATTGATCAGGACCGCGCTGCGCGACCGGTCCGGAATCCGGAATGCGCAGGATCAGCGAGTCGACGAGCTCGTGCTCCATCGGCGCCGGCACGCCGGGCTTCCCCATCCGATGCGCCTCGAGGGCGGCACAATGAGCCTGGATGCGGACGGCGAAGGCCTCCGGCGAGTCGGCGATCGCCACAACGGTGGAAAGCGGGATCTCGATCACGCGAGCAGCTCCTCACAATGAAAGAGGGCGCCAATCTGGCACCCTCTTCGGAAAGCCGCCTCTCCGCTGCAGCCGTTCCTTCTCTGCCGCGCCTGTCGGAGAGCGCGCTCTGGATATTCCTACCGCTTGCGGGCCGGCGTCTTCCGTCGCGCGGCTGATTTGGCGGGACGCTTGGCCGTCTTCATCTTGCCGGCCGGCTTGCGCTTCGTTCCCATGACCTCTCCTCTGTTGCCGCGGGCAAATCACCCGCGGAACGGAGGGAATCACGGTCGATTCGAACTAGCAAGTTGCCGCCTTAACGCTTCCGTTAAACTGCGCAGAATGCTTGCAAGTTCTGGTGTCCGTTAAGAGCTGTTATCGGACACCAGCATCCGCTACGCTCGGGCGCCGATCGAGAGCGGGGAACGCAAATGGACGAGATGGCACAGGCGGAGATGCGCGAAGGGTCCGCCTATATTTCCACGCTGCGGGGCAACGTCCTGCGCGTCTGGCTGCATCACGACGGGACGCCGCGCATGGAATTCCTGCCCGAAGATGAAAGGCAGCGCCTGCGCCATCGGAACGGTGCACCCATGTTCTCACCGACGGGCATGATGCTCGACGAGCACGGCAACCGCGCGATCTTCGATGACGTCGACGAGTAGGAAGCCGAATCCCTTCAAAGTTGGCGACTACGTTCGCCGGCGCCTCGGCACATTGGGCGGGACCGGCAAGGTTGGGCTCGTTACCGCGGTCGTCATGAAGGGCGACCATGAGTGCCTGACGGTCGATTTCGGCGATCGGCGCGAAACCTTTGCGTGGTCTACCTACGAAGTCCCGCGCCGCAGAGACGGACGTCATATCCTATAAAAATCCGCCGCCGGCGTGATCGTCGAAATCGGTCTCGCGCCGGTCGTAGATCTTGAGCGTATCGACCTTCTTGTGGCGCGTGATCTTCATGATCTTCAGCGCGTCGACCTTGTCGTCCAGCGCCGAGGTCACGAAGCCGGCCCGCATCGAGTGGCCGGAGAAGATCCGCTCGTCCAGGCCGGCCGCCTTGACGGCCCGCTTCACCACCCGCGCCACCGAGCGATCCGAAAGTGGGGCTGACCCCACCTTCCCGTGCCGATCGACCTCGCGGAAGATTGGCCCCTCGGCGATGCCGGCGGCCTCGAGCCACGCGTCGAGGGCGTCGACGGGCCGCAGCTGGCGGCCGTTCGGCACCGGGAGCTCCTCGCCCTTCCCTTCCTGGTCGGTCTTGGAAGCCTCGATGTGAAGCACAATGCCGCGGGCGCGGCGCTCGATGTGATGCACATGTAAAGCGGTCAGCTCGGATCTGCGCAGAGCCGCGGCGAAACTGACAACCAAAATCGCCCGATCTCGCAAGCCGGCGAGCGTTTTTGGCAAGCTGTGAATCACACGGACGAGCAGCTCGGCCGTGGTCGGCGCCTTTCGGGTCGGCTTGGCGCCCAGGGTGCGGCGGATGCCACGCATGGTCGCCTTCACGCCTTCGGCGCTGGTCGGCGGCGGGTCGAATCGGGCGGCGCGATGGGCCGCGGCGATCGCGGCGACTCGCCGCTGAATGGTGGATGTCTTGCTGCCGCTGTCGGCGAGCTGCGCCAGGTAGCGCGCGATGGTTTCCGGCTCGGCCGGGAGCGGTTGCTCGAGGACCTGGCCGCACCAGGTGGTGAAGTCGGCCCAGTCCGAGCTGTAGGCCCGCCTGGTGTTGCTCGAGCTTGAGGCCGCGAGATAGGCTCGCACCGAGGCCATCGGGTCGACGAGCTCGGTGGACATCCTGGGAGCGCTCGAATGTGGACTGACAAGCAAATCGACGCCGCCGCCGCGGCGGCCGCCGAAAAGGCGAACGGAGGGAAATTCTCAGACCCGCTGTTCTATGCGCCCGAGCATCGGGCGTTCTGGCGCGAAGTCGTCAAAACCGCGCTCGAGGCGGCGCAGGCGACGCCACCCAGCTAGGGCGGCTTTATGCATTTTTATGCATTTCCGGCCGAGGTATGATTGTCGATCGGCTCGCAGATCCAGCGAGGCCCGCCGTTGCCGCACGTCAGGATCTCGCGAAATTCAAGGCGGCCGCTGCACAAGCGCACGCCGGGAGAACTCTCGAGCTGCTCGCGCGACAAGCCGCACGCCAGGCAGTGTTCGGTGAGGCCGTTCCAGGCGTGAGGCATCGAGTTTCTCGCGGGCCGGATTTTCCGCTGCAGCGGCAGAGCCGACCGGTATCCGGTTTTCAGAATCGAGCTGTCCGCCGTTCGCCGCGCCCGGTCTCGAGCCGGTGACGCGTCCTGGTCGCGCCAGGCCGCCGCAAGTTCAGTTGCCGCGCTCGAGCAGCTCCTTGAGCTCGAACACGGTCATTTCTTCGGGCACCGCTTCCAGAAAGCGGGTGATTGTCGACCGAGCGCGCGCCGTGGCGAGCCCGGCGGACCGGGAACGGGACGGATCGGCGGATATCTGGGCGTTGCGATCGCCGGCAGCAGCTTCGATCGCGTCCACGATATCCATCAGTCGGAAATGTCGATCGGCTTGACTTCGATCGTCGCGCTGGAGTGCGGCGACCAGGTGCCTCCTTCGCAGAGATGGCCGTTTGCCTTGACGAAGAGAACCCGCTGGGCGTCCTTCGCCGGCTGGATGTTGTCGATTGCCGAGGACAGAAAAGCGAACACCGGCGCCGGCAGCGAGGTCTTGTAAACCTCGAGCTGGCGCTTCGCATGAAGGCGCGATCGTGCGTAGAACTCGACGCTGAACGACATTACATCGCACCCTCGCTTTGGCACGCTTCGCGCGTAGCTAATCTCTGCACGAGATCAGTCTTCGTGGCGCCTGGCGCGATGCGGAACATCGTCGCGACGGCGCGCGGGCACACGTCCCTTCAGAGAAGTTCGATGCGCTCGCCCGCGGCATATCAGCGCCGCGTTCACATTGCCCGGACAGAATACGCGCGCCGGAATCGAGGGTGATTCACAAGGGGCGCGGATCCGTGCGGCGTGGTTAAGATCGCGTTGCGGCTCAGACGTCGACGAAGCGCACCAGGTGCGGCTCGATCGGCCAGCTCCTCCGTCCGAAGATTTCAGTCTCGAGGCTCACCTCGATCCGGCCGCGCGCATCCAGCCCCTCGATCGTGCCGAGCAAGCGGCGCGTCATGATGTCAGCCCAGACCTGGCGTCCGCGGTGGTAGGGGCTCTCCTCCTTCTTCGCGAGCTGCTTGCGCCATTTGCGGTCCTTGATAGCTTCGACCTCGCGGATGATCTCGATCACGCGATCGGGCACCAGTGCCGGCTTGAGGTCGCCCATCATCATCACGAAGTCGTCGACGTCGCGCAGCTCGCGCACCAGGCAAAAGGCCTCGGCGCTCAACGGCAGCTGTACAAAAATCCGATCGCCGAGCAACGGCTCCTCGATCTCGCGCTTACGCCGGCGGCCGGCTGCAATCGAGCGATGCTGCACCGGCAGGTAGGGCTTGAGCGCCAGGCCCTCCATCTCCTTGACGACGAGATGAGCCCGATGCGGATGCGTGCGCACGATGTGCCAGAACAGAGGCCCGGACAACAGCAACGGCCGCGGCCGCGAGATCCGCGCGAAGCCGGCGTGGTCCCCGATCTTGCAGTTGAGCGGGTCAAACACCAGCCTGCGCTTCCTTCGCCCGCTTCAGCGTCTCGAGACCGAATTCCACCAGCTGGCGGACCTGGTCGGCCGCGCTCGTCTTCTGTGCCACCGCGAGCTCGCGGATCTCCGCAAACGTCGCGTCGTCAAAGCTGGTCGTGAGCCGCTTCACCGCGGCCGTGCGATGACTGAAGCCTTCGGCTGGATTGCGGCGCCGGCGTCCCTGCATCAGGCCACCTGTCGCGGAAAGTACGGATCGAGCGCCGTCGGCGAAAACGCGACGTCGGCGCCGGCGATGATGTGCCAGCGATCGAAGCCGGACGGCCGCGACGGCGTGTACAGGATGGCGCTGATCGACAGAGGCCGCGCCGCCGCGAGGCCCGATACCAGGCCGGCCGCATCGTCGAAGACATGCTCGCGTGAATCGCCCCGCACGCGCACCAGGCCGCCCTCGATCTCGGCCTGGCACCCCCGCGGCAACGGCAGTATGCCGTTCGCCAGGCGAATCCCCCGCGGCAGCAGGAACCTCAGATCGAATGAACCGGGGTGGGAACGCATGCACATAACCCCTTGGACCGTCAGGGGTAGCCGCAACGGGTGTGCAAGCCGTTAACGGCCCCTCAAGGTTCCTGACGCGGCACCAGGCTCGCGATCGCGTCCCGGGGGATCCAGTGATAGCTCCAGCCGCCGCCGGCCATCGGGCGCCTGGCCAGGAAGCTGTCGAGCTCGGACGGCTGCGCACGGCGGATTTCGAAGCGGACCAGGACGAGGTCGCCTTCGCGGTATTCCGGCAGATCGGACGGCATCAGCCCCTCCCCCAGGGCCCCATAAATGGGGAAAACTACCGGAATTGCAATCAGTTGGTACGTGCAGCGCAAGCTGAGGGATATGCGGCGCGCAAAAAAATATCTCAAATCCAGCGATAAATATCTTGTGCGATAGCGATAATATCGCTATATTATCGCCATGAAAACGATCGTCCTGACCCACTCGGCCGCGAAAGACCTGGATGCTTTGCCGCAGGATGCGCGGGACAGCGTCAGCGCGGGCCTTCACCGCTACGCCGTGACGGGCCAGGGCGATGTCAGGAAGCTCGCCGGCCGCGATGGATATCGCCTGCGGATTGGCGCCTATCGCGTCATCTTCGAGGAGGACGCCGCCACCATCCTGGCGATCTACATCGGCCGCCGCGCCACGACCACTTATGGGAGAAACTGAGATGCCTCCGATCCGCCCACAGACCATCCGAACCAGTTCCGGCGAGGAGCTGGTCGTGCTCACCCGCGCCGAGTTCGACGCGCTCGCGGCCGCCGCCGCCGAACACATCGAGGACGCCGACGATGTCGCCGTCTATGACGCCCGCAAGGCCGCGCTGCAGGCGGAGGACAACCCCATCCTGCCGGCCGAGGTCAGCGCCGCCATGCTCGCCGGAGACAGCCTGTTGCGGGCGCTCCGCCGCTGGAAGGGGATCACCCAGGCCGAGCTCGCGGAGCGGACCGGGCTCGCGCAGGGCTACATCAGCGACCTGGAGACCGGCCGCAAGACCGGCACGGCCGACACTCTGCGCGCGATCGCCGGCGCCCTCGAGGTCGACTCAGTATGGCTGGCGCCGTGATCGTCAGAGCACGTACCGCAGGTCAATCGCCTCGATTGTCTCGGCCGAGGGCGCGCCGCTCTTCACCAAGTCACGGTTGAACTCCGCCTCACGCCCCTGCCCGGCCAGCACCTGCACGAGCGTGATGTACGCCGTGAACTTCACGCCGCCCTCGGTCTCGCCTTCCCAGACCCGCGCCGCCGCCTTGCGGCCCTGGGGGTCCGACACGTCGACAATGCGATTGGTCGAGGTGAGTGTCGCCTTCATGACGCGCTCCTCTTTCGCTCGCCCGGGCGCGGCGGCATCAGGTGCAACTCGGGGCCCTTCCGCGCCGTCGCGACATGCCGCCGCCACTGGTCGGTGATGATGGTGTGGAAGCGCGCCCCGATATAGCCCGCCTTGTCGGCAGCCTGGATGATCGCCGCCAGCGCCTCCTCGTCGTCGAGTTCGCGGCGCCACCGCTCGATGTAGGTCTCCGCGAGCTGCGGGCGAATCTGCAGGTACTCGACCAGCATTCGCGCGCCTTCGGTGTCGACCCAAAGGCGGGCTTGCCTGGCGCTAGCGCTGCCCTCGCCAGGATCGCCCTCCGGCGAGCCTTCGGTCTCGCCCCGGGCGCCGTCCGCAGAGTTGTCTACAGCAGAGGATTTGCTCTCCTCTAAAACTGTTCTCTTCTCTGGCGTGACCGTCACAATGTCACAACGGTCACTTTGTGACCGTTCGGACCCAAGCATCGGTGCTGCGGCACCGATCCGGTCACGTTGTGACATTCGTGACGTCGGTGGAGTTGTGGACAAGTCGCCGCGCGCTGTGGACAACTCGGCCCGCGCGAGCCGGTCTTGCAGGCTCGCGAGCTCGGCGTCGGAGATGCCTTTGAGCGTCACCTCGATCGACAGTCGTTCCTCCGTCGTCACCTTCCCCTGGCGCGCCAGCCGCACGAGCAGCTCGCGGATCGCCTTGCGCGTGCGCGACCGCCGCTTGCGGGTGCGGACGTCCTCGGCATCCTCTTCCCGGTCTGGGTTGCGGTCCCAGAAGCTCGAGATGTGGCGATCAGAGATCCAGCCAATCTTCTCGTCCTCGAGCGCTGCAAAGATGCGCGCGGCTTCGTCTGAGGCCATGCCGAGCGCCAGACCAAACTCGTCCGCGTCGAACTGCTCGACGCTGCCGCGCTGCAGCCCATGATTGGCGGCGTTGTTGGCAATCTCCTCGAGCCGATTCACGAAGGCCAGCACCTGGTAGAGCGGCAGGTTGCAGCGTTGCGCGACCAGCCGCCACAGCGGCATATCCGAAAAGCCGTTGTCCCGGCGGCTCCACGTGTACTTGCGGTGCCGCTTCGCCTGCGCAGCCTTGTCATAGGTCTGGCCGATCTGCTTCACGCGGGCGCCCCCAGCGTCACGGTCGCGTCGAACTTGCCGGCCTCAAAGCCCCAGGTGTCCCAGCCCGGGCGTGAGGTCCGCGAGAACAGCTCGACGCGGCGCGCGTTCGGATACCAGCGCTCGCAGAACTGGTAGGCCTCCTCCGGCTTGCGCGAGTGCTCGCGTGCCAGGCCCTCGATCAGGTTGCGCTCGCGCCTGGTCGTCGGCGGGCTGCCGATGATGCCGATCAGGAACGGCTCGCATGCCGAGCGCAGCCGATAGCCGGTCCCGAAGGCCGTCTTGCCGTGCCGCGTCCTCTTGTGCCAGGCGCCGCCGGTGACGTAGCGGAAGCCCCAGGCCTTGAGACAGGCGCCGATCGGCGAGTACGACGCGTCGGCGCCCTTGAAGTGCCGCTTGGGATCGCCACCGTTGAGCAGCAGCGGCCACGTGCAGAACACCACGGCCACGCATTTGGGCGAGGCGAGCTGATTGACCGGCAGCGCCATTAGCTTCGGCCAGCTCATGGAGCCGTAGTAGCGCGCGAAGCTCTTGCCCTCGCCCTTCGGCGAGCGCATCTCCGTCGGCCACGGCGCGTCGATGAAAAGCAGATCGTAGCCGAAGGGTCGCAGCGCGCCGAACGGCCAGCTGCGGGGATCACCATCGAAACGCTCGGCAACTGTCTCGCCGCGGACGTCGAACGGATGCGCGGCGCCTTCCATCATGCGAAGCGGAGCTCAAAGGGCGGCGCTGTGAAGATGTCGGCCGCGGCCGGCGCGCGCGCGATTTGCGAGATCGCGATCGCGGCGGCAAAGGCGAGCGCGACAGCAACCCAGAATGTGACGCGGTCGATCTGCGGCAGCTCGACGAAGAATTGGTGGATGGCGGTACGGCGCCAGCGATCGCGCAGAAGTTTCATCGCGGCATCAGCCACTTGGAGGGAAAGACGAGAAAACGCGACGCAACACACAAAACGCAAAAATAGTTATCCACAGACCTCTCCGGGCCTTGCGCCCGATTCGACTCTATGTCTGCAGGCGTGATGACTCCGCGGCATGTACACGCGTAGCCGCATCACGCCGCAGCCTGCTTCATCTCGGGAATGGTCACCTGCCCCCATAGCGATGGATGAGCGCGCAGCCGTTTCTTCTGCAGTGCCCATGTCATCACGAGGAAGTAGCGGGAGGGAAAGTTCTTCGCTCTCCCCCAACCCGACACGAGCTTGTAGGCGGCGCCAGTCAGTCCCGCGACCGCGCGAAGCCCACCAAGCGCCTCGATCACATCCGCGGTCGTATGCAGCGACCGCACGTCCCTACGACTCATCGCCATCGAATCGGAATAATCCGAGTTTCACGGATTTGCAACGACCCGAACATGCTCGATAGCTTCGAATCCCTTGCGCGTTCACCTTTTGGCGCCATGGCAAGGAAGAAAACATCAGCGCCCGCAGAGCGGCAGACTGAAGATCGACTGGAAGATCAGAGCGATCGGCTCAAGCGTTTGCGCAAAATGCTCGGCTACGAAACCGCGGCTGCTTTCTCCGTGTTCCTCGAACTTGGCTACACCACATACCATCCGTTCGAGAAAGGCCAGCTCCTCAGTCGCGACGCTGCTTTCCGACTGGTACGCAAGATTCCGGGCCTAACGCTCGATTGGCTTTACTTTGGCAAACCCGATGGACTGCCGCTTGAGCTAGCGCGACGCCTGGGCGTCTTTGGAAATCGCAATACGGACTGATCTTTGCGGCTTTCCGGCGGTGTCGGATCCGGCAATTCACCGTCCAAGAAGCGTATGAGTTGTTCGGCACAACTCAGAATAGCAAGAGCATCTTCCGTTTCCTCTGGCAGTTGCGCGGCTATTTGAAGCGCTTGCCGCTGCCGCCATCTTTCCTTTGCTTCCATAGTCCCAAGCCCCCGGGCACGCACAAGCTCGAACACGCGCGCACTTCAAGGTAGCCACATCGGTTAACTGCCCGCACCAACCATTTTGGGACAAAATCCGAGTAATTCGGATTTTCTAGATTGTGTATCCGAATTTCTCGGATTAGCTTCCCCCTTGTCCGACGGCGAGTCGGGCGGCCGGTTGCCTAGGTGGGGCCGGTCCCTACCCGAGAATACGGCGGTCGTTTCGAAGTTCCCGCCGCTCTCGCGCGGGCCGGATTGTCCTGGCCAGCCCCGGATCGCGTTCCGGCCCGCGCTTTTCCATCACGCTCATGAGGGGAAGCCATGGCGTACAATCCGCAATTCGGTTCGAAGGCGCGCGAGCGGTTGTATTCGCGCGAAGCGTTCAAGGCGCATCTGGCGGGTCGGGGCCAATACCCGATCTGCCCGCACTGCGATCTGCCCGTCACTCCCGACCAGGCCTGGGACCGCGCGCACGTCACGGTGCCCGCGGCGCTCGGCGGCAATCTCGTCGGCGTCGGGCACCGCAAGTGCAACCAGCTCGACAACAACCAGGTCGTCACGCCGATGGTCTCGCGCGCGAACGAAATTCGCAAACGTCACCTCGGCATCAAGGGCCCCGGCCTCGGCCGCCGCCCGATGCGCTGCGGCCGCCGCTCCCGCTTCAAGGCGAAAATCGGCGGCGGCATGGAGCCGCGCCTCACGCTGGCGCAGCAGCACCAGGACTTCCTGCGCCGGCGCTTCTTCATCGAGGTCGACGACATCGACGGACCGATCGAGGTGCAGCCGTGAGCGATCTCGAAATGACGCGCCAGCTGCGGCAGGCCGAGCTCACCAAGCAAATGGAAGCGCTCGCGCGGCTAGTCTCGATCGCCCACGGCAACACCGGCCAAAGCGCGCGCGCCGCAAACTTCCTCCTCGCCTGGTGGAATGCCGATCGCGACGGCGGCTTCAATCTCACCGATCTCTGGAACCTCGACCAGCAGATTTGCGACGACATGATTGCGGTGTTCACGATGGTGGCGAACCATCGCCACCATGCCGACGCCTACGGGCTCCGCGACGACTTCGAACGGCTGGTGACCGAGTGGCGCGGGCGCCGGCGGTCGGGCGGGAGGCGCTGATGCGGATCACCGCCAAATTTGGCGTCAATGCTGCTGACGCTCTGCGCCTGGTTCGCGAGGCGGAGAAGGTGCAGATCTTCCTCGGCGAAGGTGACGATCGCTTCATCCTTCAAATATCGAAGGCATCGATTGTAAGCGATCTAAAATCGGTTCCCGCGCACAGGCCCCGGCCGTGCTATCTCGACGTGGATAGTCGGACGCTCTTCTTTGGAAGCGTTCGGACCTCGCATCACGCCGAGCGCGTGAGACGCGCCGCGGCCTTGAGGGTGGCGCCATGATCCGCGCCTATTGCTACGCCTCGGGTCATATCGGGTTCGGCCGCACGATCCCCAAGGGCGCATTGATCATTGCGCGCGGCCCGGCGAAGGAGCTGCGGGATTTCGTCGAGGTCCATGCGCGGCACGGCTACAAGACGCGCAGCGTGAACGGGCGCCCGACCAAGATCGCGGGCTCGGACATGCTGCTGGTGCCCGGCATCCCTGAAGCGGAGAGTCAGGCGCTCGCGCTCAACGCGCTGCACGCCTGGATGAAGTGGATCGGCGCCAACGCGCCGAAGGGCATCAGGGTGCACCGTCCATGACCGTCACCTGCAGCCACTGCGGCGAAGCCGAGGGCGGACACCGTCGCGCGCTCGAGGAAGTGGTCCGCCACGAGATGGTGATGGAGCGCGCCGCGGCCACCATCCTCTCGCTCTACGAGGTCCTGCACGATCGCGATGAAGCGCCCCTGCCGCCCTGGCTCGAGCGCGAGGCGATGCAGATCCACGCCGAGCTCGTCCGTCCCCAGGCGGAATTCGAGAACATCTACCACTGCCTGGTCACGCGCGGGGCCGCGCGATGACAGCGATCATCCTCAAGTTTCCGCCCCGCGCACCCGCGCCAAGCCCTCGCGCGGAGCCGGGTCTCGTGCTGGTCCTGCCGGTGATCCGGATCGAGCGCGAGCCGAACGGCTATTCGTCGCTCGACGGCACCAGGCGCCGCCGCCAGCGCGAGCCCGTTGTCGTCTGCACCGATTTTCCGCTGATCGACGGCAGCCTCTCGGGAGGTGCCGATGACTGACACTGTCGTCATCCTCACCCCGCGGGAGGCCATCAAGCGCATCCGGCCCGGCGCGATCAAGGCCGTGCATCTGCTGTTTCAGGCGCGTGGAGGCCAGGTCTCGCTCGCCGAGCTTCCGAAGGTGCGCGTCAGGCACATGCTCGAGAATCTTCCGTCCGATGCGACTGTCTCGGTCGTCATCGTGGATAGCAGATTCGCCGTCATAGCTGGCGCGATCGGTCCCGTTCGCGCGGGCGAAATCTCCCTGGCCGCCGGAATCGCAAGGCGGCTCTCATGATCATCATTCACGCGGGTATAGCTCAACGAGAGCGCCGGAGGGCACCCTCCTCCGGAGACGGTCGTATCGAATCGACAGCCCGCTCCACCGTCTCGAGGAGGAGCTGATGCGCTGCGATCCCGACGAACTGAACACGCGCCCGCGTCCCGCCGGCATGGCTTGCCAGGTCTGCGGCTGCACCGATGACAAGGCCTGCCCTGGCGGCTGCTACTGGGTCCTCGACAATCCGCCGCTCTGCTCGGCCTGCGTGACCGAAGAGGACCTCGCCGCGTCCGAGGAGACCTTCGCCATGGGCGACGGCTTTGCCTATGGCACCGAGCGCTGCCCGGCATCGTCGACGCCGGCCGCGCACGTGCTGATCTGGATCAACGACACCTCGGGCTATTGCGCGCGCTGCCGCGCGGGGTTCGTCACGTGAAGGATCCGCGCGTTCCCTTGCAGGCCGCCGTCTCGGTCACCACGCGGCTGGTGCCGCTGATCACCAACCGCGTGGTCACCGCAGCGCATTCCAGCAAGCCGCAATCCTATCGCGCCTATTGTCTCGACGAGGCGATCCGCCACGCCGAGGTCCTGCTCAACGAGCTCAAGCTGCAACAGCAGCGATTGGGCTGGCCCAGCACGCGCGGAGACGCGGCATGAACAGCGGGCCGATCTGGTCGCATCCGGTCATCAGCACAGCGCACGTCGTTCGCATGACCAGGGACTATCCGGCGGGCGTCGCTTGGTGCGTGGCGACCTGCCAGTGTGGGTGGTCCTTCCGCGCCGAGCTCGGCCTCGGTAAGGGCGCGGCACTCCGCGACGAAGCCGCGCACGAGCATTGGCGCGACGTCGTCGCCCAGGCCGTGGAGCAGACGCCATGAAGGCGGCCGAGCGCGAGAGCGCTGCCCTCATGGCGCGCATGCTCCTGTATAGCCAGGTCGCCGAAGCGGCGATCGCCATGCGTCTGTGCGCATGTCCGCCGCCCTACGCCGCGCAGTTGCGCGAGCAGCAGCTCCGGCTGCGGCAGAACATCCAGCGCATCCGGGAGCTCGCCGCACAATGAGCAAGCCCGACGAGCGCGCCGAATCGGGTGGCCTTTACGTCGGCTGGGACGAGCTGCGGGCCAAAGTCGCGCCGACGCTGGGACGTGACCGATTTCGCGCGCTCATCAGGAATGCACAGGAACATCACGGTTTTCCACCGTTCCGTGACACCTGGGGCGGTTTCTATTGGCCCAAAGTGAGGGAGTGGCTGGACTCGGACAACGGGGTTGGAACAGATGGACGGGTCGCACACGCCGCAGAAGTCGAAGACGGCCCCGAAAGCTTCAGACATGCCCCGCCGCGGAGAAAGGCCCGGGTTCAAGATCGGCCGGAACAACCTCGGATATTGGCTAGCCAGCCAGGTCACCCGCGACCCCATGGGGTTTCCCGACACTTGCATCCCGTTGCCGGTGGGCGCGACTGACGAAGAGATCGGGGAGCTATGTCGCGGCTACACGGCGCAACTGAGGGCGCACATCGAGGCGGAAAAGAAAAGGCTCGAGACCAACGAGCCCTCGCTGACGCGCACGCGCTACGACGGCACGATCAGGACGGCATGCCAGATCTACCAGGAGCACCCGAACTCCGCGTTCAACTACAACATCAGCCACACGACGCGGCGCAGCTATCTCGCGGATCTGAAGGTGATCATCGAGAGTGTTGGACACCGGCGGATCAAGAACGTCACGGTGCTCGACGTGCAGGCGTGGTACCGGGAGTGGCGGAAGGGCGCCGAGTACATCGACGAAAAAACCGGCGAGCATTGGTTCGGTCCGGAACGGGTGGCCCGGGCCCACAACGCGGCCGCAATGTTGCGAACGGTCCTGCGGTTCATGGCCGCTCTGCGATATGCGGACTGCAAGCTGCTCGCGGAGGAGCTCGCCAAGATCCAGTTCGAGCGGGAGGGCGCGCGCGAGCAGGAACTCACCTACGGCCAGGTGCGGGACTTCGTGCGCGCCGCCGGCGAGATGGCGGACAAGGGTCTGATTGCCCGCGATCGCGCGCTCTATCTCTCCATCGCAACGGCCGCCCAGTTCGAGTTGATGCTGCGCCAGGGCGACATCATAGGCAAATGGCAGCCCCGCAAGGAGGGCACCAAGTTTCCGTCAGGCATCACGCTGCTCCACACCGACAAGGAGACATGGGCAGGATTTTTCACCTGGGAGAAGATTCCCGGGTGGCGCTGGCGCACGCGCACGTCGAAGTCGAAATATCGGGCCGCGGTCGAGTTCGATCTGCAGATCTACGACCTGCTATTCCCGTTGCTCGAGCAGGTGCCGATGGACGAGCGCGCGGGCGCCATCATCAAGGGCGAGCAGGGCCTGCCGATCCGCTACCGCACCTTTGTGAAGGCCTTCCGCAAGATCGCCCAGGTGGCGAAGATCCCCGACGATGTCTGGAGCATGGATGCCCGCGCCGGCGGCGCCGGCGAAGCCGACGAGGCTGGGGTCGACACTACCCTGATCTCGGCCGGCCTGACGCACACCAACGTCACCACCACCGGCCGCTACTTGCGCCGGCGAGCCAAGAAGATCGTCACCATCGCCGAGGCGCGCAAGCAGTCGCGCGCCGCCGGCGACGATGAGGGAGGCACGGCGTGA